TCTGGAGACAACCATGGCCAGCATGTGTATGGAGACCAAATTAGACATGGTCACTCGTGAATTCGAGGAGGTTGAGTTCTGCCAGTCTCGTCCTGTGGAAACACAGGAGGGTTGGCGTTTAGTTCGTAATCCCTTCCGTACACTATCACGAGCTGGATGGGGCTTGTACCAGATGCCTAAAGCTTTGCTCAAACGTTGGGTCCGTTCTGTCGGGCTATGTGAGCAGGTGTTGGGCCGTGGCGTCCCGATCTTGCAGCGCCTTGGAGAATTAATGGCAGCAGCAGGGTCGGGAGCATACTATATCACAGACAAACATCATGAAGCCAAATTGTTGCAGCACAGCATAGAGCGTGTGCGTTCGATCCCTATCACAATGGAGACTCGTATGAGTTTCGAACGCGCGTGGGGCATAGACCCGCTGACGCAGATTGAGATAGAGGACACGTTGAAAGTAGAGGTTTGCGGCCATGAGGTGCTTTGCCATGATGAGGCACCATTCGCCCGTTCCTTGTAACGTGGTTACACAGCTCTCGCAACAATTGGATCGCCAACATAAACACAAAAGTAGGGACTATAATCGCAATGCCACCAAAGAAGAACCAGAAGCAAAAGAAGGCCCAGAGGCCACCTGCTAAGAAGCGCTCCCGCCAACAACGAACAGTTACTGGAATGGTACCTGGCCCAATGGCACAAAGTGTCGGTGCTAGTGCCAATTCTTCAGTAGGGACACTTCGAGTCAGGAATAAGGAGTATTGGGGATTGCTAACAGTGGCAGATCCCGCCGCCATTACTACGCTTGGATTCGCACCAGGTAAATCAGGCATGACTGTGCTGGATGGTTTGGGTTCCGTGTACGACAATTACCGTGTTCATCGGGCACGCGTTTATTTGGTCGGTACCTCACCTACAACTTCCACTACAGTGGTCAACTCATGCATTGACTATGAGCCAGCAGTAGTAGCTAAAACCCAAGACCTTGTCCTTAGGACCGTACCAAACGTTACGGTCCCGGGATATAGGAATGCGGTACTAACAGCCAATAAGACAAGCATGATGCGCCGTAATTGGTTCGTCAGCAATGTCTCTGGCTACACAGAAGACTCAACAGCCTTCTTGTTGGTATCCTGGGTGGCAGGCGCCAAGGGGGAAAGTATGTTGGTTTATTGCGATTATGATGTGGAATTTAGAAATCCATCTAAATCAGGAGCATAGGATACAAAGGGGTACAACCGCGAGATTGATATGCG